GTTTCCCAGTCACGATCTATTAGCGAATGATTAACGATAACAATGATTGCGGTTTCGGTCTCCCTGATCACCATCAGCTTTATGATATTCATGCATTCCCCCGATCGATTTGGATTTATTATCAGTACCCCCATTACAAGCAGATTGAATTCGCTGGGTTTCTTCGACGTGATGCCGATTTCAACGGGGTGAGTATTTTACGTTACGATAGGGTGCCGAAATGATTCAGGTGAATAATTATCTTACCGACTGGGTCGATCATCGTCATTACAAAGTCCATTATAAGCCATGCCAGTTATTTCAAGATAACGAGGAATTGTTTTGCAAAATGTTCAATTTTTTCTATCAAACTGGATCAATGGGTTTTATGGATATCGCAAAGATGGCCATCGTTGGAACCGCTGGACTAGAGAAAAACCCATGGTATACCGAAACGGTCTCAGAGTCTTATTTTAAGCAACTCACAGGGATTGACATCAAAGAATGGCGAAAAATGATTCACGGGGAATTTCCACCAGAAGAAAAACCACCCTATCGCCCTGGTGGTGTAGCTCATCCTCCTGGTCATATTCCTGCGAAATTACCAAATTTTATAAAGCCTGAAGATGGGCCAAGACCAATATTTCCAGATTTGGACGAGGTGATTGATGCCCAGAACACTGATTAAATGGACGGGTGCGAATATCCAGGAAGTCAAAACATTTACGAAAAATATGGTTGTGATCAGTAATCGTATTCTTTTCCTGCGTACCCCTTCAGGTTATAAACGAGTTGAAGCTGGTGAGTATATTGCCAGAACTAAATCATTTGAATATCACTTAGTTAGGAGTAAATAGTGGTTTATGTAGATCGGGCCATTTGGAAGTATGGCCGTATGCTGATGTGTCATATGATCGCCGATTCTGAGGAGGAATTACACCAGATGGCTGATAAACTGGGTATCAAACGGAAATGGTATCAAACACATACAAATTATCGTCATTATGATATTTCAAAGGGAAAACGTGAGCAGGCCATTAAATTCGGTGCTAAAGCTTTAACTTGGAGAGAATTCATCATCAAAGCACGTGAATTACAGGAATTGGGAGTTGTATGAATCGACGTGATTTATGGTTCGGTTTCAGAGTCGGTTTGCTTCTCGGTTTTTTTGCTGGCATATTGTTCCTTATGATTTTAATGCATTATAGAATTGTTGGATGAAGGGTCAGAGTAAGTTATTTCCCACACAGCTGAAATTCATTAATACCAAATATCGCCATCCTCTATTTCTGGGTGGTTATGGTTCTGGTAAAACCACAACCATGGTAAACAATGCGATTAAACGGGCCATGATTTACACTGAACCATATTGGTATAAAAAGTATGGCCCATTAACAACAGCGCAATATGAACCGACTTATGGAATGGTCGAGGATGTTTTAATCCCAGCATGGGAACAGAAACTCGAAATGTCCAAAATCCCACATAACTTTAAAAAATCAGCTCCCCCACGTTTAGACATCTATTTCTCAGGCAAGCGAAGACATCGAATACTGCTCAGATCGATGGAAAGGCCCGAACGTATCAAAGGTACAAACCTTGCAGCTGGAGACGTGGATGAGATCGATACACTTAAACCCGATCACGCTGGTTTAGTATGGGACAATTTACTCGGTCGTGTTAGAACTGGGCCATGGCCACAAGTCGCAGGATATACTACCCCTGAAGGTCTCAAATGGTGTTATCGAAAATGGGTGATTGAACCGCCATCACATCAGTATAAAATTTACAGAGCATCAACACTTGAGAATCATACTCTCGATGATTCATTCATACAATCAATGCTCGATGCGTACGGCGAGAAAGCTGTCCAGGCTTTCGTTTATGGCCAGTTTGTTGATCTGCACGGTGATACTGTTATCGATTCATTTGATGAGATTAAACACGTTATCGATTACAAAGGCTATAATCCTCATTATCCGATTCAGCATTATACTGGAATTGATTTCGGTTGGGCGCACCCGACTGTAATCCTGGGCGCACGATTTGATGGCAAACATCTACATATCTACGATGAATTAGTCCAATCCCATTCAATGATTGATAAAACAATCCAGGACTGGAAGAAAGATCACGAACAAGGAATATTTGATTTCTGTGATCCAGCTGGTAATCAGAAGCGTGAAAATGCACCAATGACCAACATTGAAATAATGAGAGCCAAGGGAATGAATCCACGTTTCACCCATGGCATTTCAATTATGGAAGGTATCACGATTATCAATAATCTGCTGGAAAAGGGGTTATTGTCAATCAACCCTAAATGTGTTAAGTTGATCCAAGCTTTGAAATTCGCATCATGGGAATATGACAGATTCGGAAATTTTAAAGGACAATCAGAACTACACAAAGACCCGATCGATGCTTTGCGTTATTTGTGCTGGCACTTATTCGGTCGAGAACGTCATATCTGGCGGTGATTTTAACTAAAAGACTTTTGGCGGGACAGCCATTTTTTATTCAACATAATTAAGGAGCTATCCCGATGGCACTGATCGATGATTTACTGGCACGAACGGTATTGCAGGATAATGAGAATTCACGCACTATTCTGGAAAACTTAATCAAGGCTGAGGGCTTTGATGCACTCAATGATGACCAAATCGTACTCCTGGTCGAAATAACCAATCGATTTAATAACTCTCTCGTTTTTTCCTTTACACAGGAAAGATTAGACCAAAAGCAATTATTCACTCAGGCTAAAAATTACTACATGAATCGATCCGATTTGCATCGTGAGGAAATAATCGACGGTGTTTTTAGTGATGACGATAATCAGACTGATGCATCTGGGAACCAAGTTTCTGTTAATACCAATACGCCGAAATCCCAGACAAAAGCGGTATTTGAGATCATTGGATTTACTCGTGATGTTGTGGAAGAATTGGCCGTGATGTATTCACCTGAACCACCTCAGCGGATTTTCTTTAAAAATGAGGATGGTGAGCTGTCTGATGAAGAGGAAGCCAATTTACAGTTTATTTATGATAAAATCGGCAATGATAAGTTTCAGAGGATTAATCAATTAACGAAAGCCACGGATGTAATTCTCGTACGTGTAGCCTGGAGAAATGACGAGGAACCTGATCGTGAGAAAAAACGAATTTGGCTCGATATCAAAACCCCAGATCAGTATGATATTGTGACGTCAAAGCTCGATGATAGTGTCGCAGAAATGATATTTTTTGAAACCCGTTCTTATGATACAATTCAGTTTCAAAAGAATAAGCATACGATTTACGAGTTATGGCACCCGCTTTTCGTTGTGATTTACAGAGTGAATTTTGTCTATAACCCGAATGAGTCATCTACGATTACCCCAGGCATGATTGAGCCGATGAAAATCATTCCCAACCCTTACCAAATGCTCCCATTCGTCAAAGTTACCAATAATGAGATTTATACCGATTATTTCAGCGATGAGAATGCACGTAGATTTGTGAATAATGAGAATCAGCTGACATTAAAGAAATTATCAGCCAATATTCTCAATCTTAATTCTGGCTTTGCTCAACCTGTTTTAAAGACATTCCGTAATCCGAAATTGGCTAATTTCAAACTGGGTTCAAATAATGTGCTTATCCTGCAGAAAGGTAATTCCCAGGAAAGTGATGATGAATTCGATTATATCAGCCCAAACGCTCAGATTGATCCAATCAATAAGGATTTTAAAGATTCATACATATCTGCAGCTGATCGCTTTGGGGCCAGTTCCCAGGGTGGTGAATCTTCCTCAAGTGCTTCAGGGGTCAGCCTGTTTATTTCAGATGATAAGAAAAACAAAATCATCAACAAAGATCGTCCCCGTTATGCGACATTTGAGGAACGTTTATTTGAAACGATTCGAGTCGTTGCGAACCATGAGATTAACAATCCACAGGAAACGACCGATAAAACCGACATTAAGCCAATTCCAGATGAGATTCGTTTAAAAGCTGATTTCAAAGAGGTCGTTACAAAACTCAACAATAATGAACAGATTGCTCAGGATCAGTTTGATTTGGATAATGATCTGGCCGATCGTGTTAAAATCATCATGGAGAGAAATCCCGATCTTACTGAGGAACAGGCAATTAAAATTGTTCAGCAAATGGATAAACGTCGTATTCAACTGGATCAGGATGCTGTTGAAATCGAAGATGGGGACGAAATTGTCCCAGAGGATTAATTTTATTATATTAAAATAAACTCAAGCGGAGATTTCAATGAAAACCTTTTTCAAAATCTTATTAATTCCAATTTCTTTAATCGTAATATTTACGGGCGGTGTTATCGTTGTCGTATTGTTTGCGTTGGTCGCATTTTCGGTTAATTTATTGTTAAAGATTCCGAAAGTCGAAAAGGGCCTGGACGATATTATCATCGATAAGGCCGAACAACAGAATTTAGTTGATGAGGCGAATAGAATATTAAATGCCGAAAAAGATTGATGAGCAGCTATTAAAAATTGAACGTCGGATCGGTCGCTCTGTTCGTACCAAAATGAGCGTCCTGCTTAGTCTCATCAATGAGGAAGTCGATAAACTCGGTTTCACTAATATCAAAGAGAAAAACGATATAATCACACGATTACGTCGTAAAATTCCCCAGCTAATTAAACGTGCTGGTCTCAACAAAGTCACATCTGATATTAATCGTCAACTCCCCCAGGTCAGTCAGGCCAGTGTTGAACAGCTGGCCCGCGATCTTGGTATTACAGCCACGGCATTAAGAGCTGGAAAAACCACTCCTGGGAAACGAATGATAATTAAAGAATCGTTGAAAAATAACAATCGAAACGTCATTGATATGGGAAAACGGTTCAGAAAAGTGCTATTATTGAAAAATATTAGTACTATGACAAGGTCACAATTTGACAAATTGATGATCAGTACCACAAATTTAAGTCAAGGACAATACGCAGCTCAAGTTACAACAGCTGTACAAGGCTTTGATAATTCAGTCACTTCTATCAAAGCAAATGCGATCGGTGCGGAGGAGTTTCGTTATGCTGGAGCTGAAGACTCTAAAAATCGGGACTTTTGTGCTGAACGTGTGAATAAAGTATTTACTGATGCTGAAGCAGCAACCTGGGATAATGGCCAGGGACTTCCAGCTGATATTTACTTGGGTGGATATCAGTGCAGGCACAGAAAGGAATACATTTTACGATGAGTCACATAGTTAATTTAACAAAATCTGAATTTCTGGATAAACTTCCTGAGTTTAAAGATATCTGCGCTTTGGCCAGTGGTGTTATTACTATCGTACTCAAACCCAACCAAATGAAGCAAATCGATCCACAATCCACCAATGGAGGTAAAATTTGTTTGGATTTAAGCGATTCCGATTAAGAAATATTCATAATCATAAAATTATTGGGATGCCATTCAAGGTAAATATGTATGATTTGAACGGTAAATGGTTTTTAGAAATTCATTATAATCCACATCGATCATTATTTACATTTTCCGATCGAGTTGAGACGATAAATTTAGAATATTCGAAAAAAGAGGATTGTCTGAAAGACTTTAAAAAATTCTAAAATTTCTTATATTTCTATCGAATTACACCGTAATGTTTTTCTTTTTTACACTCGAACCCAGATTTTTTTTGATCTGGGTTTTTTATACACAATGTTAACGTAAAATTAATTTATGTATACATTTTTTTAATTCATGTATACAGTTTGCGTATACATTTTTCTGATTTCTGTATACATTTTTTGACAAACGAAACTAAACTAAACTAAACTAAACTATACAAGAGAGATGCGCACGCGCGAGACTTGTTTGTTTTTTCCATTCCTACGAAATATATTAGATAGCGTTTTTGGATTAAAACGAGGATTTTGCAGATGCAAAAAGAAGAGCATCAGAGTAAGCTCACAAAACTCAAAGAACTGATCAGTAAAGCAAAGGAAGCTGCTGGAGAGAACTGGCCCGCTGGTTTAGATTCAGATTTCACGAACTTTACGGATTATTTCGATGGACTCGGCCCCGCATTCGCCGAGGTTAATAAAGAGAGTGCGACTCGTAAACAGTCACTTCGTGATAAAGACGAGGAAATTAGAAAGTTATCCACGGAAAAGGATGAGTTAGCTGCAGAGATCAGCACTCTTAAGTCGGACAAAACCGACCTGGAGACCAAGGTTTCAGAAATGGAATCGGCACGTGAATCCGAGCAGGAATCTATGAAAGATTTCCGTGAGAATCGCAGAACCGAGTTTAAAAGAATGGCCGAACACTATAAACTCGCTGATAATGAAACATTGAAAGATGAATTCGTCGATTTGGATAAATTGGACGAAATGTCACCTGAAAATGTTGAATCTAATTTCAAATCATTACAGCGTTTACAGCGTTTGAAAGTTCTGGATAAACCGCCTGGAGTGCCTCAAGGTGCTGGCAGCGGATCAGGTTCTGGATCTGGTAGTGGTAACGGTCAAAAACCAGGAGAGGGAGAGTCGACTCAAGAGACTAAGTTACCTTACAATAACTAATCTTGAGGATTTAAATGTTTCCTACTCTTTTGGAATTAGCAGCTAAGAACACCAGCGACGCTAATACCGTCATTGCTCAGGAACTTGTTAAGCGATCTGATCTCTTAAAAGTGTTGCAATGGCGTTCGATTATGGGTGTTCAATCAACGACTCAAAAAGTCACCAGTCGCCCAGTTTCAAACCCTCGTGGTTTTAACCAGGGTACACCTGAAAAGAAAATTGATCGTTCAAATGTTACTTGGAAGACTGCAATTTACGAAGAGCGTTCGGATGTCGATAAGGCTTTGGCTGAAGCGAATCCATCATCTGCGGGTGGTGTGAATGGTTTCCGTCAGGATGAAGACATTCAATTCCTTCGTTCAATGGCATTGTCTTACGAGAATAATGCATTTAACGGTGATGTTTCTGATGATCCTAACGCTTTCAATGGTTTTAATACATTCGCCGATCAATTAGCATTACCAAATGTTGTTGATGGTGGTGGAACTGACCCTGATGTGCAAACATCATTGTATATGTTCACTGTTGATATGGATGGCGTTATGGGTCTATATAACGAAAATTCAGCTCCGACTCCCCAAATGATTGATATGGGATTGGTCGACGATGCTGAAGATGCTGACGGTAACAAGTTCCTGGCTTATCGTTCGGTATTTCACTGGATGCCAGGAATCAGAATTAATCAACTTGGTCTCGGCCGTTTGGCTAATATCCAAGCTGATATCGTCCCTGCTACTCTTCTTAATTTAATGGAAGATTTAGCCACGGATATGAAAACTGCCCCAACTGCGATTATTTGTAATCGTGCGACTAAGAAAAAGCTTAATCGTGTGAAGACTGATACAATTCAGACTATGCCAGACGATCAAACCCTTAATCGTATCGTTGATAACTGGAATGGAATTCCGATTCTTATTTCAGATCAGATTACAAGTACTCAAGAAGTTGTAGCGTAGGAGGTCAAAGTGAGTAAATTAAATATTTTATTTGATAAAGAAACTGCAGTTGAACAATCAATTGCGGGTGCCGCTGCTGACGTCCTTATTGCTTTGGATTTAACGCATGATCCTGAACGAGTATTGCGTGGAGATATTGAGCTGGTTCTCGATATTCAAACGTATACGTCTGGTGATTTCACCGTCGAACTCGTTACAGCTGATAATGCTGCGCTTTCAACTAACCCAGTGGTAGAAGCTACTTACCGTACTTTGACAGCTGCCGAAATCTTGGTCGTTCCTGTTCCGCAGAGCGTTACCAATGACAAGGATTTTGTCGGATTGCGTTTAGTCGCTGAAGCTCACGAGGGTGATGTTGTTGCACACGCTCAATCATTGCAATTACGCAATATGGGCCGTTAATCTGAGGTTTTAATGTCAGAAGCATTAACGAACTGGTCGGATGCTGTTTTGTATACCGATCAGGAAGCGTTCGACGATATTGATAACACATTCGATTTTACCCAGGGTGAAGATGCGAAGCTGTATTATCTACACGATACCGAAATAAAGCCACGAATCGGTGAAATGATCCAGGATCGTTTTGTCGATTGGCCTAATTTCAATATTGAGTGCATAACCACAGATTCGATAACACTCCTGAATCGAGTCGCTGTTCAGTTTAATACTGCAATGGTTTCTCGTCGCCAGTCGAAAGATTTGGCTGAGGATGGAGATCGATATGCTTCGTTGTGGCAGGATGCTCAACAGGAGATCAGTAATCGTTTGCGAATGATTTTTAAGTCGCTCAAATTTGAAGACCCAGAGGGAATTAATGATCGTGATTTTTATACTGTTCCTGTTCGGAGGTAAATTTGGCTGTCAGAATCGTCAAAAATACCATTCAGCAAGAATGGGATCGATTAATTAAATCCTTCGATCAAATCGACCCTGTTTTGGATCGTAGTGGTCAGCGGATCATTACGACCATTTCAAAACGAACTGATAAAGGTATCAATGCTGAGGGACGATCATTCAAACGCTACAAAAAAGCTTATCAAAAATTCCGTCAGTCGAAAGGACGTTCAGCGAAGGTAAATCTCCAGTTCACTGGGGAAATGCTCCGCTCAATGTTCTTTCAAACTGGCCGACGTTTTCAAAAGCAATTTGTTCGTGTAATGTTCCCGACACGTGGCCACTCAAAGGCGAAAATCAGCACTAAGTTATTGGCACAGATTCAAGATTTAATGAGACCATTTTTCAACTTGTCGAAAACCGAGCAAACCAAAGAGGAACAAGCGATCGATAAAGATTTGACACGTTTTTTTAGAGCCAGGGGGTTTTGATGTCTAAACCTGTTTTTGATCAAACGACATCGTCATTTCTTAAGACGTTGATCGACCTTGAAACCATTATTCGTAACATCAAAGACGATGCGGGAAACAATATTTTCAAATCGTTTTACGATAATACAATCCAGGCTAATGATAATAATCATATCAGCACTTTCGGTACGTTTTTGGTTGTGACAGCTGTTGAAAACATTGCTCTGCAGGAACAAAGCTCATCACTCGAATTAGAGTGTTATGCAATTTTTGTTAGCAGTAAAATATCGTTCCGTCAAGCCATGGCGGGGGTGGTTTCAAAATTGAGAGAAGAATGGGCCAAGCCCACAATCGTTAAGACTCCAGATTTAGTTACTCGTTTTGTCCCGACTACTATCGAGCGAAGCGTCGGACTACCTGCTGGAATTTTCCCGAATATTGAGGGTCGTGATCCATTTTGGTCAATACGATTTATTTTAAACAAAAAACTTAAAGGATATTAGCATGGCCTTAACCCCATATGTACCTAATGGCATTCAATTGGTTATGACCGAGGTTGATAATATCGAGGTAAGCACTGATAATACTGGGGTTGCTGATGTTGTTGATTTAACAGCTGATGCAATTCAAAGTTCAGAGCTAACATTTGAAGAGGTTTCAACTCCGAATTCACATTCTCCAGCTGGTTTTCCAGTTAAAACGAATTTCCAGTTGATAATCAATCTTCAAACTCTCGCTGAAGCTGGCGCATCTACATTTGCGAATGAGATTACTCAGCAAAAAATCACTTTTATTCGTATTACAAAGTCCTCTGGACAACAGTACACGTTTAGTTCTGGTGATGATGCTGTGGCAATCGCTTATTTCCGCAAAGCACTTGTTCCAGGTGAAGAGGGCGACGTTTGGCAGCTTACTGGACAAAGAACATTGCCTCGTCTCGATTTCACAATCAGTTAATCAGAGGTGAATTATGCCTAAACCAAAAATTAAAGTCGGGATCGTGTTACCAAAAGAATCGAAGACGGTCAAGGTGACAGTGGACGAACCCGCAAAAACAGAATCCTCAGAAGAGGAAAAACAGGAGAAAAAATAAATGAATCGATTTAACGTCAGACGTATCATAAAAGAAGAGCTTTTATCTGTTGTTGATGAACTTGGTTACGAACTCGTTAAGAAGAAAGAACCAAAAAAATCACCAAAAAAACCAAAAGATGAAAAGCCTGCTGAGAAGCCAGCCGAAAAACCAGCTGATGAATCTAAAGTTGAGGAACCTGCTAAAACAGAGGAAAAACCAGCTGAAGATAAGCCAGCGGATGAGGCACCTGCAGAGGAATCGAAAGACGAAAAACCTGCAGAGGAAGCTCCTGGCACTGAGGCCCCAGCTGAGGAAGAAAAATCGGAATCAACTGAGGAGAAATAATCAGTGGCAGTTACCTGGGCGCTCGGCATTACGCTCGGCTCCAGTGATGTAACGGCTGATATTGAT